CAGCGTGCCAGTCCCTGAGCCGCCACTCGCTACATTGAGCGTACCTCCAAGCACGATCGCGCCTGAAGTGCCCGTAGAAGGTGTAAATCCTGTAGAACCCGCACTGAAGGAAGTTACACCGCCCGCAAGCGAGAACTGCCTCCAAGAGCCAGCCGCATATCCGTCAAAGGTAGAGGTGGTAGTGTTGAAACGGAAGGCTCCATCTACGCCTAGAGGTTGCTGACCTGAGGTACCTGTAGGTATCCTCATAGCCCCTGTTCCGGGCAGTGTGGGGTTATCTGAAATACCGATAGTGGGGTCGCCGCTGGCGCCGTTTCCGTTCGCTACATCAATTTCGTTTGCAGTACCTTGGATATCACGACCTGCTAAAGTCGTACCCCCTGAGGAAAGAGCTAGCATGCCTGTGCCAGACAACCCAGCAAGGGCTAGAGGCAGACCTGACAAAGTCAGCGTAGGGTTACCAGATACGCCTGTTGCATTTGATATAGATAAACCCGCGCCTGAAGTCGCGATAGACCTAGCAACTACTGACGACGCGCCGCTTTTAACGATAACGCCCGTACCAGCGCTTTCCAAAGAGCCGCTCGCTCCGTTCAACACGATTTGCAAAGTTGACTGCGCGCCGTTGTCAGTTAGCCCTATTCCGGTACCACCGGATAGTGCACGACTATTGGCAAGTTGCGGAGTCTGTACTACGGTCAGGTACTGGTACGGCTGCGAGGGGGAAGCGGAAATAGCCCCTGTCGTAGTCTGTACGGTCTGTCCGTTCTGTACAATAGGTACCGATTCAGTTCCAGTAATTGGACCTGCGGCAGGAAGTTGCGTTATCTGTACTTGTGCTGAAGGCATATTACGGGCTCAATATGTCAAGGTTTCCATTATCCTCTGGTGTCTGCGTGTTTTGCTGCGTAGAAATAATATACGCACCGTTCGGATCTGTGACCAAGTTACGGTCAGTATCCGCCACGGAGACATCAGGGCGCGGAAAACGGAGTTGAATCCGTTCGGTTTGTCTAGCCGGTAAGCGGTAAGGGTCTAACTGGTCAGCACAACCCTGATCACACACCTGCAAGCCAGGAAAATTAGGATCAGAACGCATTACCGCGTGGGCACGCTTCATCTTGCACCGATCGCAAACTGCGATGGCGATATCAGAGTATCCTAGGGTGTCAAGAAAGCGTGGCATACCCTTATTTTAACTCTAATTATCGAGAGTAGACGGATATGTTCGGAGCCCAGTAAATTGGTGACTTATCGCGTTCTTCTTGCTCAGCTTGATAGAGGTACTTCTCAGCTTGAGCTTCAAGATACGTAATACGTTGCAGATCAACTCCGGGCAACTCCATGCTCATCTGGTGAGCTAACATGGACTGCACAGCCAAGTACCACCGCTGCGGTATCTCTAACTCATCGGTTAGAGCGCCCACGTCTTGGATTTGACGTGAATACCAGACTGTCATCTGGATAAATGGGTCGCTGGGCGTTGGCCACAAATAAATTGAGGGCTGAGGAATAGTGCGGTCAAACCAGAACTGATACGGCTGGTTAGCTGTAAAGTTCTTGTTCGGTAAGTTCGTATAGTCATCACGGTTCAGACGAGCCATCTGTATTTCACGGCTGTTATTACCGACGAAGAACTCACGAACCTGAAGCGTACCGCCTCCAGTTTCACGCATACGGTAGTACTGCACCGATTGGCCAGGATCGATATCATACCACAGCCACTCATTATCTACCCACGTCTCGACGCCGGTATCCTCTAACAAGCTCCAAGTCGTACCGTCAGTAGAATACTCAAGATAGATACGGAAAGTTCCGGAAACTCCGGGCAATATTCCAATAGACCCTGCATATACTTCGTTATTGGTGCCGAAGTTTACTGCTATGTTCCCGTTCGGTGAGGTCTGCACGTCTTTTGTGGTTACATCATTGTCAAACGCATTGTTTGCAACACCTGACGAAGCTGAGTAACCCCCCGTAGGGCGATTTAGTGTACGGTATAACACGTTGAGGGCATCTACCGCGCCTAGAGGCAGCTTGTAAATGTATTTATCAGCTTGTAAACCGATAACCTCTTTACTGATAGCCCAATAGTTGATACCGCGATTGACTAAGTTTGACAACAAAAAGAACAAAGACTCGCGCGAAGACAAGACCTGCTCAGATGTGAGTTCCTCAGCCAACTTACCGCAGCGACGAGCGCCGTGGTCAATAAACTTCTGAACATTGACTACCGTTGTACCTACTGTTCCGCTAGTGCTCATACATCACCATCCTGGGCAATTCCATCGTTGCATAGAAGCTCTGGCTCTACTACCTTTTTCACTTTTCTCTGCAACAGGACCCATCCTAGCGCAGAACGAATCTCGCCTAGGACCGCCCTCAGGCTGAGGAGCTTTCAGGTTAGAGCCTGTTGCCGCGTTGTATTTCTTACGCCCTTTTTCAGTCAGCCCTGCTCCTTGAGACGCAGGAAGCGCTTCGCCACGCTTGATACTAAGGCTGACTTCGCCGCCCTTTTTCAATTTGGCGGTTTTTGCTGACTCTTTGAAGTCTTTAGCCGTTGGCGCACCTTCGCTACCTGGCTTACGCATCGTTTCACCAGAGCCTTCAGCGATTCTTTTACGTTTTGCATGAATGTTGGCATAAAGCCCACCTTCCTTGAATTCTTTACCCTTGTCAGCCTTGACAAACTCTTTGCCGACTTTTTGGGGTACACCGCCGAAGCCGCCCTTGGTATGGGCAGCGGCTTGCATCAACTTGTGTTGGGCTGGTGATTTGCTTGGCATATCAAGGACCGTCTTTGATGACGACCATTTGCAATTGGGCGCTCATGTTAGAAGAACCAAGAAAAGCAATGCCACGGAAATCAATGTCAGACTTTTCAGTGACTGGGAATGGGTAATCAGCCTCACAAGTAAAAGCGCCAATTGCTTGAATGCGAGTCACTGTAACGCACAAGAAAGCTCCGCCAAAAGGACGAACATAAATTTTTCCAGTGCTACCTGCGTTGGCAGTGGCGTTATAGGACGACACCATGTAACGTGTGATGTACGCTGTGTAACCAGCAGGCACTGTGTAAACGCACTGCTCTGCTACACCAGCAGTTGCGGCAATTGCGGCAAGCGTCGTTGGTGTGCTGTTTGCAATTGTGATGGTTCCCTCATTGGAATTCGAGGAACCTGCTGTTGCAACATATGCTGTGTTCACGCGCAAGAATGACTGTGTAGTCGTCACTGCTGTAGTGCCGTTCATAGTCACAGTTTCGGTAATTGGCAGGTAATTTGCATCCAGACCCTCAATCACCACTGTGCGCGCGCCAGTACCAACTGGGCTACCATCATCATCAGCATCATCACTAACTACAGTCAAAACTGTTGCAGTAGACGGAAATGAATAAACGCCGCCAACAGACCAAATTGTCTCTTCGGTAGTACCAACTGCCGTGTTAAAGCCAAATGGACAAGTGCGGGTATGACCCTGAATTTGACCGCGAGAGACCTGCAACTCGAACGGTTCATATGCGCCTTGACGCGAAATAGATGAAATTACGGTTGCCATACGGCTCTCCAAAATAAATTAAAAAGAACGGGAGCCGAAGCCCCCGCCTTATTTCAACAAACCGCACCGCCGCGCTTTTTACCGGTCTGGTATTTGCTGTAGACGTCTTCTGTCTTAGCCTTCGCAGCCCGCATAGCGGGTGCATTCTCAGCTGCAAAAGATTTCTGCAAGCGTCCTTCAGCTGGGGTGACAGAGCCACCCTTTTTGAAAGTACCAGCCAGTTGATTAATCGCAACAGGTGCGCTTGGCTTCTTGGCTCCTTGAGGCATTGCTACGGGTCGACCGGAGTCAACTGCGCCCCCCGTAGCATAGTGCTTTTTTGCGGCACCGCCTTTTTTGTAGCCACCAGCATTGCCCATCTTCACATCACCCGTGGGGGCGCTGTTAGTGTCGGGTTTAGCATACACCATCTTTGTCTCACCTTTGGTGGACTTGATAATGCCGCCGTCTTTGAAGCCGCCTTGGCCATTGACTACGCCACCTGTCTTGTAGCCACCTGGTTTTGTAGACTTAGCGATACCGCCAGTCTTCAAACCCATGTGACCCTTAGAAGCAGGTTTACCCTCGTGAGACTTCAGCTCTTTCTCAATCTTGCTCATCTTAGACATTTCTGCCTTGTGCATAGATTTAGATTCGCCGCCATTCTTCATGCGAGCAGGTGCAATCATAGGCTTTTTCTTGCGAGCAGCCATAGCGCGAGCCATAGGTGAGACGGACATAGCAGGACGAGCGCCCATAGATGCGCTATCAAGCGAATCCATCATGCCCCCGTCAGCCATTTTCTTGTGTCCGTTCTCGCCCTTGCCGCCCTTCATGTCCACGTGTCCACCTTTTTTGAGCTTCAGTATAACTGAAGGCTCGGTGGTCATCATCTTGACCATTGGCTTAAATTGACCCATGATTAACGCTCCTTCGCAACGAAGATGTAATCAACCGTCATAGTCTTTGCAACTGCTTCACCATTCTGAATAGCAAAACTTACAGTTAAGTCTTCATCATCAGGTAAATTAGTCACAGCAGATGTACCAGTCACAACACCGTTCACACAATATTGCATTACTGAGCCGCCATCGTAGTTGAAGCCCAAGGTAATGAACGTGTCACTAACCAGAGTTGCAACTGAAGTCGTCGTAGCAGTGCCATTCTTTTCAACCAAGAAGCTCACCGAAGTAGAGCCATCAGCCTTTGTGAAAAACACGCCATCACTGACGTCTAATGGTGAGGTATCGGTAATTTGCAAACCGATTGCCAAGTCAGATTGGGTGGCGTCGCTAACCTTGAAGCGAGCTTCAAAGAATAGCGGTTTACCAGAAGCGAAGCGGAATGACTCGCCTTTTTTCTGGAGTGCAACCAAATCATTGTCAGCGGCGGTGTTAGTGATTAGCAGTAAACCGCCGTCACCATCGGTCAGGGCTTGTGTAGCACCTGCGTCCGTCTCAGTCACTGTCCAATCGCCAGCAGTGTAGTAGTCAAAATCTTCCATGTAAGAATGGAACTTGGTTGGCGAGGGCATGCCCAAGTCAGCCAAAGAATTTGACTCGCTCACATTGGTCAAACCAAATGGAAAGCGTGTGTTGAAAATATCAGCCATTGTCGTTTCTCCTTAAAACGCAGGGGGCAAGCCCCCCACTTGGGTTTAGACGCCGGCAGTGCCGTACATTGCGCGCCAGTCAGTGAAGCCGACGTCGTAACGCTCTGTCGCCTTGTAGCGCATAGAGTCAGTTTCGAAATCGCCTTCCATGGTTTTCTCCAACTTGCGACGCATCAAGAGCTTCATGCCCTCAGGAGCGTCGGTCTGGACCCACCATGCTGTAGCGCTGGTCAAACGAGACATAACAGCGGCACCTTCGTCCAACAAGCCGATAGACTTGATGGGGTTGATGTCATTGTTAGCCGTACCGGCACGCAACACTGATTTCAACAGCACTTCGGCTTGGAAGACGTTGCCAGGAGCAACCACCAACTGGCGGGGCACCAAACGAATCTTCTTGCCGTTGTTGTCCACAGCTTGGCGGATTTGAATCAGCATCTGTTCGAGAGATGTCTGAGACAAGTTCGCTGCAGTAGCCAACAAGTTAGAGGCTGTGCCGTTCACGATGGGGTGAGAAGCGGAGTTCAAAGGAACGCCGTCGCCGCCATTGTAACCTGCAGTGAACGCGTAGTTCAACACGTTGGCAGACAAAGTCTCTTTTGTCTCAACCAAAGATTGAGCCAAGTGACGAGCATAAGTCTGACCGATACGGATGTGATCGCCGTCCTCAACCAACACTTTGGTCAATGCGAAGGCCAAGCCATACACATTGTACACATAGCGTTTCAGGAACAGCACGCCGCCCTGTTGGTAGCTAACGGGAGTACCGTCAGGCAACTGAGGAGCTGCACCAAATCCGTACAAGACGGGTTCTTCGTGGTAGTTACGTGGAATGCCTTGCTCTTCGCGGAAAACGCGAGACCATTCATCGGCACGTTGGTCATAGACTCCGTCGAAGCATTCATTGAGGATAGGTTCAACGATACTTCTAAAGTCCGTACTGCGCATTGGAGCTGCCATGATTCACTCCCTCCTTAAACGGCGTTGGTTACTGCGGTATACTGATGCTTGCTAATTGTAGCGCGCACGATAGTATATGCATCTCCCCAAGCATTGCCGGGGATGGGAGCGAGGTCAACAATACGCATTTGAGCGTTGTTACCTGCGCCAGCGAGTGTTGTTGACAAAGTGCACTGAGACAAACCAGTGACATTAGAGCCAGCAGTTGTGTTGCTCAGGTTAGCTTCGTCGCCAACGGAGGTTGCTGCGAGCGAGCCAGCAGCTTGGATTTCATAAACGATCAGGGGATCGTTGTAGTAGTACGCTACGCATGAACCAGTCTGGTAAGCTGTATTAGCTGGCCAGTAGTTCGACACGCGACGACGACCTGTGGTGTCAGTCCACTCAGTACCGGAAAAGGCACCGAGGAAAGCGTCACCAGCGGCAGCAACTTGAATCTGGCCAGATGTGTCCATCTTGACAGGTTGCCCTTTGAGAATATCCGATGTATAACCGGAAAGAATACCGTCAGCTTGCGCTTGGGCGCGATCCAAACCAGAAGGATGGAAAGCGGGGCGCATACCGAACGGAGCGTTAGTTGCAGACATAGTCTTACTCCAATTAAAAGGTTTGCTTACCCTGAGCTCACGTAAATACGGGCGCAGGAGGAACTTCATTCATGCGGTCAAGACCTTCGCCCTCAACTTGGCCAAGTCTACGACCATTGCTGTCACGAGTCGTTTGAAAATTATCAACTTGGGAACGGATTTTCTCCGCTTCCTCACGAGGAGCATTGTAATGCAACTCCGTCATGATTTCCTGATAAATTTCCATCGGCATCTTGTACAGCACCATTTCATTACACGCAACAAATCCGGTCATTTCTCCAGCCTTAACCTTCAGGTTCTCAAAGCCAGGTATATCATCGGCTTTCACAGGCTCATAACCCATTCGCATACGCTTATGAATAGGATCGTATTGATTGGTTGTTGACAACCAGCATAAATGATATCCGGGAATTTCCGGAGGAGTGGGCAGCGCTTCTTGAATCCACTCCGAACGGAACATTCTACGACGTTCCTGCGCACTTGCTAACTCTGTATCCGCAGACGCACGTGTTTTATCCTCGCTTGCGCGAGATTCACGACCTCCGGCTACAGTATCTTTTTTGAGACGTTCGTCACTCATAATCTTTTTCCTCACCAGTTTAACTAACCGGCATTAGGGTTGATGAAATTTTAACCTGTTTTTTACTGAATTTAACGCAGCCCTAAAGAGCGGTCATATTCAGCATATCGGCGGATCATTTTCTGGCGCTCGGTCTGGTCTTCCCACTTACCTGCATCCTTAATCGCTTTGACGCGTTCGGAGGATAAACGGAACTCACCAGGACGAGAGGCAGGTGAGCTTTCGCGCCCCGAGCCCACTACTGAGCGGGGACGGCGTGTAGTTGCGGGTGCCTGCTGCTTACCGTAACGGTGCGGCAAGTAACGCTGCAAACGCGTATCCAACTCATCCCAATAGTCCTCAGAAGTCGGGTCCCATCCTTCTTCCACAAGTTCTTCATCAACTTTGACAGCGATCTTAGAATCAGTATCTTTCCCGTTAGGATCGTACCAATCATTCCTCGCCATCCAATCTCCTGCATGCCGTTGTAGCCTTGGATCAGGAGCCTTGGGTACAGAAGCTGACGTAGGCTCCGCGGATGAACGCTTCTTCAGCGCATCCAACGATTCATAGTTTCGCTTCGCATCATACCAAGCCTCTTGCGCGTCCGCTACACCTTGACCGTCACCGATCTTAGCCGCTTCGGCAATTTTCATCTTAGCGTACTGCACGCGAAGGGCTGCATCCTCGATGGCTTTATCCAATCGGGCTACGTCCGCTCCGGCGGTTCGCTTCTCTAGAACAGCAAGACGTTCAGCCATCTGGTCGTTCTGACGCTTGAGCACGTTGATAAGCTGGTTAGACTCTTTTGCCTTTTCGCGGTGAATCTGTTTCTTCAGCTTACGTTCTTCACGTCTGGCTTCTCTAATCGCCTCACGCTCAGGATCAACAACGCCGTCATCGCCGTCGTCATCATCACGGTCGTCATCAGCGCTGCTCAGATTCTTGTCGTCATCCTGGTCATTACGATTGTCATCAGGTGCTTCACCTGCTGGCATCTTAACAACAGCGGAGCCGTCTTGCTCTTCTGAGACTTGTAGTTCGAGTTTTTCAGTTGCGTTCATAGGAATGCTTTCACTTCTAAAGGATCACCCGTCACTTTAGCAATGACTTCGTGATCGTTAAAAATTGAGAACAAAGCAACTTGTCCAAGTGCCTTATCCCCGTACACGACTTCCCAGCGGTCGCCGCCCCACTTGGGCATACGAACATAGTCGCCTACCTCAATCCAGTTGCCCTCAGGCCACGGCTCAAGGCTATCGCGTTTCTTGAAAGCTAGAGGTCCAATGCCGATAACTTTCGCTACCTGATTGTTCCACTTCTCAGTTTCCTTGGTCTCTTCGACCAGAACGATCCCTGATGAGGTAACTGTCTTTTTGGCTTGACGCCATTGGACTAAGATTCTACCACCAACAGGCACTGCTCCGGCATCAACTGCGGGAAATGCTTCCTGCAACGCTGCTTCATTCGAAGCTTCCGGTTTATCGCTCATTTTTTTCGTCTTCCTTTAAAAGATCATCAATGATATCAAGAGCCATCTTTAGCCCTTGTCTTTGACCTACAAGCAAGTTGTAAGCCTCAACACTGCCGGCATTGCCGTCAGCTATTGACTCGCCGATCTCTGCCCTTCGCTGTTTCAACACAGCGATCAGATCGCTCACATACCTCATTACTTATTTTTCTTAGCAACAGAGGGAGTGGGGGTTTTCTTTTGCTCGCTACCGCCTTTGGGGGTCAAGCTGCTGCCATCAAGCTTCTCGCCCATGGCGATACGTTTGTGCATTGGAATACTTTCTTTTTCACTGCTCATTTGAGACTCCTAAAGATTTGTTGGCAGATTGTAGCGCTGCCGTGGCCGCTTTTTCCTGTTCGCCGCGAAAGTTTACGTCATCCTGTTGGGTTTGCATACGTTCTTTCGTCAAATTATCCGCTGCGTTCAACGCAACTTCAATTTGCTGGTCCCGCGTGCGAATAATGTTGTCAGCTTTGTCTTTTTCTGCCTTCAACTGAATATCAGCCTGATCTCTCTTGGCTCTACGTTCCGTTTCGGCCATAGACGCCTTCAAAAGTGCCATATCTCCTCCCTCCATTGGGGGTTCAGGCTTATATTGCGCGGCAAGTTGCGCCATTTGCTGCAGCACAGGTGTAATGCGCTCAAACACTTTCTGGCTATCAAGGTTAACGTGCTGAGAAGCTAGACCGAACAAGCGATCAACCTGCTTTGTGATCTCTGGCATGTCATAATCAGTGATAGGCTCGCCCATAGCCTTCTCAACGTAGCCTTTCATATGCTCGCCGTACCACAGCACCAAGTGTTGCTTGATGTGCTCAAGAGCGTTCATAGTAAACGCAGGGGCGATTAGCGGGTTTGAGCCGTAAATCGGGTTCTGAGCGTAGTCCAAGTGAACTTGTAGGTGAGCGAGGTGATTCTGATGCGGGTAAGCGAAGGCAGCGCGTCCTAACGACATGGCTACGTTCTCCTCAGCTGCGTTCAACTCCTTCGGCTCAGGCATATTAGGCATGAGCTCTTTGATATTTGATATCTTAAGCTGCTTCAGCGTGCGTTTTACCACCGCTTTCGGGTCCATGATGCCTGGGTACTGCTTGTCAAGCGCAATCACTGCCTGATTTTGCGCCATTCGTTGCGTTTCGCTGAAGATATGCGGGTCACTGACGGGGATAACGTCTGTGTTACGCGCAAAGTCTTCTTTACGGATAGGCAACTCAGCTACAATCTCACCCTTACGCTGCTCATCTAAGTACCAGCGGTTCAGGCGACCCAAGATTTTCAGCATGCGACCTTGGCTATTGTGCAAACGAGCATGAATCGCGCTGAAAACTGCCGCGCCTTGCTCAATCAAAGCCTGTGTAGTACCTACTGGAGCCTGTGATGTGATGTCAGCGATCTTTTCTTCGCT